CTTTGGCACGACTGTCGCCCTTCCTCGATTAGCCGTGTTTAGTGCAGCGAATGTTCTCTTAGTAGAAATCCCGTTGTCTGCTTCGTCCTTTGCCACGCCAGCATCGGGGAGCATGACACTCAACGCTTCCCAAGTAGGCATCGCTGTAGCCACAGGAGTAGCAGCCCAAGGTAGGTTCACTAATCGAAACAACGTAGTCTGTCTTATCGGAGACATCACGAACCCTGCCGGGACTGGAGCTATCGTTTCCCTTCCAACTACTAGTATTACTAACGGAGCCCCGATTGCTCTCTCAGGGGCTCCCATAACCTACAGCGCACCCGTTTAGTAGATGTTTAACTTCTCCTCTCCGTTCAGCCTAGGACTTGACCCCTTTGAGAATTGGTGGTTGGATGATCAGGCATCGCTAACCAATGGGGCAGGGCTTATATCAAGCTCTGCTTCGTTGTCGGGTGGATTGCAAACGGGAGTAGGTTTATCTGGTTCCTTGGTATCAGGGAACGCAACGTTAACAGGGCAAATAGTAAGCCCTCGACTAGAAGGTGGGGCTGGGCTAATCTCTGGTGGCTCTCAGCTATCCGGTGAGCTATCTTGGGGTCTCAACCTATCAGGGGCATTGACCTCAGGGAACTCTCAGCTATCTGGGGAACTCTCTTCGGGACTCAACCTGTCCGGGACTCTGACATCAGGGGATGCAACGTTAACAGGCTCCCTAAGTTCAGCACTGATTCAATCAGAGCCAGCTATTCTCTCAGGCGAGATGACGGTTCACCCTGTCCTCTTGGGTAACTTAGCCTCGCTGCCTTCTTTGTTATCAGGGAACATAGTCCCCGGAACTGCGATCCAAGGAAATCTATCATCTGGCTCTAGTTCCCTAACTGGTGAGTTCTCCGAAGGGACGAGGCTAGAGGGGAATCTAATCTCTGGCTCGGCTCAACTGTCTGGACAGTTCTCTCAAGGTGGAAACCTAGAGGGAGCTTTGAGTTCCGGGTCGGCTCAGTTAACTGGTCAGTTCGCCCAAGGCGGTTCGATGACCCTAGGGACTGGGTTAATCTCAGGGGCAGCCACCTTCTCAGGAACGCTGTCACCCATCATCGCCCTAGCAGTTCACATCGTAGTTCCTGCCTACAACCCATTCTCACCCATCTCAATCGGCGAAGTCCCCGCACTCCCTAGAGTCCCCGGCAATCAGCAGGGGATTTGTCCAACTCCTGTCTAGTTGCTAGAGACTGAGTTGAGAGCCAACCTAGGAGACAGAATCTCTGTAGTTATCACATTATTCCTGACTGGTAGATTCCGGCTAGACAATACAACTCCACCTTCAACTACATTCAGTCTGACACTAGGACTACCCACCGAGAAGTCCGAAGCGAAGACCACGTTGAGTACCAATGGATTCGTCACCACAGGACTCTCTGGGAGCGGAGTCAACGTTGTCATGTCGAAGATAAACTGAGTCACCTCGGTTTTGTTGGTAAGCGTTGACACAGCCGAAGCCGGAGGAGCCACAGTAATAGTTAGGAAACTAGTAGAGACAACCCCACAAAAATCCGTTACCTGAACCGAGACAACGTGGTCTCCGGGTGTCGTAGGAACCCCAGTGATAATCGGTGGGTAATTCGTGGTGGGATTAATGTTAACCACCTGTCCAGAGACCCCCATACCTACGGGGAGACCAGTGAAAACGTAGGAATAAGGGAAGGTTCCCCCCGCTCCTAGAACAGGTAGCGTGAAGTATTGTCCTTGAGGAACTACGACTGGCTCAGGGTAATTCATGGAAGTCAAGGTTCCCCCAGTTTCCCCTGTAGTGGGAATCCAGATTGGTAGCCTCTTATTTGGCTCGACTGGAGCGACAGCCCCTACATAGTTTCCAGTCCATGAAACCGACATCTCGTTTTCGGTGACGACAACGGCTGGGGCATCTAAGACGAACCTTCCGTTGTGGATATCGGCAACAGTGAATGGCTTATTGTTCGTTAGGTACTCAGTCGCCATTGGCATCGTTATCAATCGCTGACGGTAACGTTGATGGGCAAGTCCCCCCATTAGCTTTGCCAAGGATTGACATTCTGCCGAAGTATTCAATGTACTCGCAGAAATCACTGATTCCCTCTCTCTAAAGGCAGTGAAAGACACTTGGGCAAACCCAGTACTCTCCTTCAGTGCAATCTGGCACACTGGGCACTCGGAGTCTATCTTGTCCCAATTAGGAAAGGTTGTATTGTTCTGGCTCGTTGAGTCTCGACTAGACGCAACAAGTCCACTAAAGCTGTAGTAGTTCTCGTCTTCTGTGTAAGCCTTGCTTTGGACTTTGACGGTCTTTGCAGAGGAAACCGTCTGAGTCCGCTTCGATACTCTCTTGACGTACCTAGCCTCATTGCAAGGACATTCATCTGCTGGAACTCCATCGCCACCGATAGCTGAGAAGGTTCCAGAAGGAGTCTGCCATTCCTCTGTCGTTAGAGTATTAATATTTTGTTCCCACCTAATCTGTCCAGACTTAGTACCTCCCCCCTCTAACTTGGTGGCTTTGGTTCCACTGGCAAACAAGGTCGAGTACTCAGTCTTCTTATAGACCAAGATTCCCGACCCCGGCATTCCCGGTCTAACGACAGTGATGCCTCCGCCTAACCCTGACTGCACTGAGATTCCGGGGTTTAACTCCGAGTAAGTAACCAGAGTTTTCTCTGCTCCCGGTATTAATTGCTTATCCCCTTCAAAGGCTTCGGGCAAGCACAAGCCAAGTAATTTATCAACGACTGTCTCCTCAGCTTCTAGGAACCTTTTGTTATTGTATTTTTTCTTCGTGACAGTGACGACGGTTGTTACAAGCGTGGTGTTGCCTTCCTCTGTCTTAGGAAACACTGCGCCCAATGCTTGTTCCACCTTAGTCCTCCGAACCTCAGCCTGCCCATCGCTCCCAGATTGCTCCTGCCCGAAGAGAGGTTTCTTGACCAATACAGTAGTAGTCCGTGATAGCAGTACATTATCTGCGCCACCACCATCCTCACTAGAGAGGCTGCCAAACTCTTCAGAGATATCAGGGACACCTTCGGGTTCACCGTCACAGCTATTGAACTTCTGCCCAGTAGCTGTGATGGTCAGCTTCTCTGGGGGATAATCGGGAGAACGTTCCCTCTTGAAGCTCTCAACCAGATTCCTGTGTCTCCTAAGAGACGGTGAATGAGTCATCGGATATTTCTCAACCCTGACTACCTCACTGGGATCGACGTACAACCAGTATCCCCGTTCTCCTAGATAACCTTGAATCCACTGAATCCAACTCCCAGACGGCTTATCTGGTGGGACAGGTACGGAGCCGGGAACTTGGATTTGATAAGAAGTGACCCCGGCAGCCTTTAACCCAGTCTGCACGATCTCTTGGATTGTCACTGGCGCACATGGTTTGAAGTTCTGGGAATAGTCCTCAGCAGGTGAACGAAAATCAACGAGGGTCAGTATGTCGCCCAGTTCAGCTTCGCCAGTCATTGAGTCTTCATCATAGAAATACTCCATGATCCTCAACGTGGCAAACAGGGTATTCCTGAGAGTAACAGTGACTGGGAACTGTCCCCTAGCCCACCGAGTCGGATTGAGCAGATCGTCTAGGGATTCGAGAACTAGAGCCGGATCAAGAAGAGTAGAAAGAGTTAGAGAGCCAGTCCAAGATTGGGGAGTCATAATCTCTGTCATAGGTCTCTTCAGATTCAGTCCTTGAACGGCAGGAGTTATGTCCAAGTCTCCCACGAAAACCTTGAACCCATCGCCGACAGAGAAGTTCATCGAAGTCTGAGAGACTAAGCCGAATGTTCCTAGAACCATCTTTTTATATTATTTTCCCCGACTAAGTAGCCAAAACCCTAAACCTTCCCTTGGCTCTCCTATCTTGCCCCTCTTTTTCGGGGAAAATATAAGAAACAAGGACTATGGTTGCTTCCCTTGGAACGCTTCAAATAGGTGTAGGTTTAGATACCAGCGCACTAGACAGAGACCTAAAGAAATTAGAGTCTAGACTTAACGTAGCCTCGAAAGCATTCGGAAGTTTTGGGGGCTCTCAAGGCGTGGAGGCAGCCGTAGGGAAGTTAGCCCTCTCTGCTAACAATGGAGCCACTGCATTCAAGGCACTCGGAGACGCTGCACGGTTAGCCTTTGCTGGACTAGACAAGTCAAGTAGCCAAGGTGTTGATGCTGCTGTCAAGAGGTTCGCAGACCTAGAAGTAAAATTAAAGGACTTAGAGGCTAGGTTCGCAAAGGTAGGAACCAAGTCCCCCGGTAGTGGACAGTCGCCGTCTCCCTCGTCTCCCGGAGCCGCACAGTCCATCCCCGGTGTAATCCCAGTTTCTCCTTCAGCTTCGGATATCGGTGCTTCAGTAGCGGGTTATGGATTAATCGCCGAAGCCTCTAAGCAAGCCTTCGCAGCCGTCGCTGGTTATGCCACTGGCGGAGTTAAACTATTCCAATCATTCGAGAAGGGGCTAAATTCTTTCGCAGCCGTGTCCGGTGCTAGTGCCAGCGAGGTCTCTAAACTAAGCGGAGTAGCCCTAGAGTTAGCCAAGAATACAACGAAGACAGCCCCAGAAGTAGCAAGGGCTGCCGTGGAGTTGTCTAAGCTGGGTTTCTCAGCCGCCGACACCACTAAGGAACTAGGAGGGCTAGTATCTCTTTCTGAAGCTGCTGGTATCGGAGTTGAGGAAGCTGCCACGATTATCGGTGTTGGTAGCAATGTCTTTCAAAGAAGTGCCAAGGATATCGCTAACGTAGTTTCTGCGACATCGAGTGCCACGGCTGCAAATGCTACAGACATGCTCCAAGCCTTCTCAAAAGCTGGGGGAGTATTCAAAGAGAATAATCAGGATTTAGAAACCTTATCAGTCTCATTCGGGCTATTGAGGAGCGCAGGGTTCTCAGCCGAATCTGCGGGTACTGCACTGAAGACTTCGATGCTGAGTCTGGCTGCACCCAGTAAGGTCGGTGGTGAAGCCCTAGGAAAACTAGGCATTTCCGTTAGAGACTCTGAAGGGAACATGAGGAACTTCATTGACCTCATTCCTGAATTCAGGAATGCACTTGCTGGGGTTGCAACTGAAGACCGAGCGCAGATCACTAAGGACATCTTCGGAACCGAGGCTGCCCCAGCTATCTTGGGACTACTAGCCACGAACCAAGCCAAGATCGATGAAGCCAGAAGTAAGGTTTCTAGTGCTGCTGCTGGTGGAGTTGCCGCTCAAGAAATGGCTGCCAAGTTACTCGGAGGACTAGACGGCTCCCTGACGATGCTTAGTGGTTCTCTGGAAACATTGCAGTTGAAAGTAGGGGAATCACTGGCTCCTCTGCTGACAACGCTGGCAACGTCAGCTACTACGGTAGTCAATGCTTTCTTGGGACTCCCTGCCCCAATGCAGACTGCTGCGATAGGCTTTGCAGGGGCAGCCACAGCCGCAGCCGCTCTAGTAGCTTCTCTAGCTGTTGTCAATACTCTAGACATCGGTGGCAAACTTGTCCAAGGAGCAGGTCAAGCTCAAGCTCTATTCTTAAAAGCCAGCCAAGCAGTAGGTAGCTTCAGTATTGGCAGTGCTAGTGCCACTGGTTCGATCACCTTGTTCGGGAAGGCAAGTGTGGCAAGTATGTCTAGCTTCACGGCTAGTTCTGTTGCCGCTTTAGGGAGCATGGCTAAACTTGCAGCCGTAGCAGCCTTAGCAGTGGGAGCCGCTTACGCACTTAGCGAGGCTTGGAGAGGACTCCAGTTAGGACTAGGCAATAGCGAGGAAGGCAATGCTATCAGTGCTTCCACAGTAGCTCTAGGCGAGACCCTGGATCAGTTGAAGCTGGCTAACGGCGAGGTTGGTGCTGTAACTAGCAAATTAGCAGAGATGAACGCTGAAGGAGCTAATCTCTTCTCAGCCGAAAACCTACAGGGAATCTTTGATGGCATTGGTCAGTCATTGAAAGAGGGTGGTCCAATCGAGGTTATCCAAGATGTGATAAACCAGATACTGATCATCATCAAGGAGATGGACGCTCAGATCACTGGGGTCTTCGCTGGATTCCTTGAGAAGATTAATGGAATGATTCAGTCGGCTGCTCCTATCCTTAACTTGATTCCCGGTGGAAAGTCAATTACCGAAGGAGCCGCAGGTGCTTCAACTAATCTCAGGGCAGAAGCCACTCGACAAACAGCAGCAGCAGCCCAAGCGAAGGTTGATGCCACCTCTGACCTCGGAGGCGGGGACGGGCTAGTGCTAACCAATAAGCAGAGAGAGAATCAGATAGTAGTTGAGCAAACTGGCAAACTCCAAGAGAAGGTCAACCAGATAACTGAGCAAGGAACTAAACTACTCCTTGGCTACAGTATGGCTCAAGGAGATGCCACGAAGATCGGGGAACTCAGTGCTGCCCAGAAGGAATCTTTCGTAGCTAAGAGCAAGGAGCAAGTCAAGGCTATTGACCAGTCCATCGCTGCCCTGAAAAACTCTAAGCCTGTGGGCGAGGCTCAAACCGCTTCGGTCAAAGCTCAGATTGCAGTATTAGAGAAGAGCAAGTCAACGTTCACTGATCGCATAGCTGCCGTTGAGAATTCCACCAAGGCGACATTAGACGGAACCAGTGCGGTCAAGGGAGCCTCTGCTGCCCTCAACGAAGAGGAGAAGGCTATATTATCCAAGGTGAAAGCCGAGGTAGCAGGGCAAGTGGCAAGTGGAGCTATTAGCGAGGAAGAAGGCTACGCTATCATCATGGCTAAGGAAGCTGAGTTCCTCAATGCAAGGATAGAACTCAATAAGAAGAAAATTGCTGAGTTGTTAGCAATTAAAGCTCTGGCTTCCACTTCTCCGGCGGAAGCTGCTGAATTGGACAAGAAGATAGCTGCCATTGGAGCCCAGAATAGCGAGATGTCAAAAGAGGTTGGCAAGGGCAGTCCCAAAGGGTCGGCAGGGTCGTCGGCTCCGAAGGGACTCAATAGGGAGGACGCTGGTAAAGACTCCAAGACAAAGGCTGTAGAAGCTGAGGCTTTCCGACAAAAAGAGGAACAAGCCAAGGCTCAGATCGCCGAGAGCAATGCAACCAATGAAGTTAAGAAGGGTGTATTGTCTGGGGCTATCGACGAAACCGAAGCTGCTTCCCGGATAGCTAAGATTAAGGAGAACTCTGCTACTCAACAGTTGGGTATGGAGCAGGAGAAGTTATCCCGACTCAAAGCCATGTCTGCCGCAGGGCTAATTGACAAGGAGAAGGCTGCCTCTGAGGAACTACAAATCACTCAGAAGTTAGCGTCCTTGGAGCTAGGGATTACAGAAGCAAGAATATCCTCTCAGGAAGCTGCTAGGAAAAAGATTCTAGAAAATATCGAGAGGGCTAATAAGAAGGCTGAGGCTGCCTTGTCAATGAGTTTGACCGAGGAGACTTCTAGTATTCGTAGCAAGCAACTGGGAGGCGGACTCACTGACACCCAAGCGGAGTCCCAGATTGCTGAGGCTCAAGCGAGGCAGACCATAGGTAACTACGACTTGGTGATACAAAAAATCAACCAAGTTAAGACACTTAGGGCTAATAATACGATTACAGAGAAAGATGCAGAGAGCCAGTTAATAACCCTACAACAAAGTCGAGCCGACCTCAATCTTCAACGGATTGATAATGAACGGGCAGCGAGAAAACGAGCCAAGGATGAAGAGATCGCTGCTATCGACGTGATATCGGCGAAACTCGTTGGGAACATCCAACAAGAGCAAGGAATGATAGCGTCGAAACTCACAGCCCTGAATGCAGAGCAAGCGTTGTTAAGTGCTAGGGATGGCTTGGTTAAAGCCCAAGACGACTTGGCACTTCAACGGATGATAGAGAAGGGAGCATCAGAGACTGAGATTGCTGCGTTCAAGGCAGGCACGATGGAAAGAGAGCAAGCCCACGCTATGCAGATGCTGGAACTCAGCATTCAGATGCAAGCCTTGGAAGCTGAGAGAGAACTTCGATCTGCACGGATAGCAGAGAACGAGGCACAGATTGCATTGTCCAAGGCAATCGTCCTAGGTGCTACCCAAGATGAGATTGATTTATTGACTAAATCTAGGGACTTGCGATCAGAGAATGTCAAGGAATCCGAGAAAGCCATTGAGAGGCAAAAGGAACTTGCGGGTTATCAGCGACAAACCCTGGAGACCCAGCAGACTGCCCAAAGAGAAGCTGCGGCTCACCAAGCTGAACAGAAGACCGAATCTGCTGCTCCTGCCAGTGGCGGTGGTGGCGGTGGCGGTGGTGGAGCACCCCAAGTTACTAGCATAGAAAATCATGGACCAGGCTCTAGCAAGGGACCAGGCGGTGGTGCTGGGGCTGGGGCTGGGGGTGGTGGTGGCGGCGGTGAGGGTAAAGTGGTTCGCTCCATGAATCTCTTCGGAGAGGACATTGAGAAGAGCCGTGATGCCTCTGAAAAACTCGCTGCATTGCAGAAGTCTGGTGCTACAGAGAAAGAGTTTGCCCAAGCTGCTCTGGGAATCCAAGGCAACAACAAGTTCTTCCTCCAAGCACTCCAAGACATGGGCATGGGTGACATCGTTAATCTTGCCAACGCCAGTCGGTCGGGTGGTCTGTCTATGGAGCAGCGAAACAAGGCTGACTTCGGCGGAGAGAATGGACTACTGGAACTACTCGCAGAGATGAAGAACCTCAACAGTAACGTGTCAGGGGCATTGAAGGAACCTAAGAACATCAACATCTCGACAGCAACTCCCATGTCTGACTACTTGACTGTGGCGGGTAGCACGAACAGGAAGCGGGGGTAAAACCTTCTATTTGGCTCTCTAATTCCGTATTGGGGAAGATAGTTATAGAAAACTTCATCCCCTGTAACAGTATGTCTAAGCTCCCCTTTATTGTCTCTGGAATCCTACAGAGGACTGAGAAAATCACCGACTCTATGGGTATCTCTATTGAGATTCCCCGGTACGGCTCCCTGACTTGGCAAGAGTTCCAAGTGTGGGCTGCACTGAACCTGACCCTACAGAACGAGACTGCTACGATGACCCAGTACTCTCTCTCGCTAGTGTGTGCGCTGCTGAGGTTTAGATTCAAGCTCGACGAGAAGACCACAGACGAAGAGATCATGGATATTCAAGGACATCCTATGACTGAATCAATGATGATGGACATCCTCGACTTCTTCTTGAAAGAGCAAGCTCGATGGGTAGAGTCGGTTCCTGACGAGAAAAAAAAAGAGGTGAAGGTGGAAGCGGAGAAGAAGTAGATTGGGGCAGTGTCTTCCTACAGATTCAACATGGCTACCCTAACTGCGATACCTTCAGTGCCGCAAACTTTGCCAGTTGTCCTTTGCATTTAATAGAAAAAGCACTCAAGGAATTGCGAGAGGCTGAGATGCAAGCCTTGAGCGCTAACCATTCCCCCCTTGCTACCCTAGGGGTCTTTATTGCTGGGGCTGCCGGATGGAAGAAGCCACAGGATTATTACGACATGGTTAATCCGTGGGAGAAGAAATTGAATCGGATGAAGGCTCTGGAGATTGTCGATCCAGAGGTTGCTGCGTTAGCCATTGAGTTAAAACCGAAAATGCCTGCTTGGGGTCGAGACGCACTAGACTGGGACTTGCTCAGATTGGCAGCCCCAGAGAAGAAGGCTAGTGTTGCCCTAGATAGTGGTTCAACCAGTTCCCCATAGATTGACAGTCAGGGAATCCAATGGTTTCACGGGAGCCCTTGCCTTCTAAGGTAGCTTGGAAAGCGTCTATCTGTCCGGGAGGTAGCTTTTCGATTCTGACGCAGATATCCCTACCAGTTTCGGTAGTCTGGATCGAACCACGATTAGCAGAGGAATTAATGAATTCGGCGTAGGCATCGGCGAGAGAAGAAGTGGTTTGGCTAGACATTTGAGAAGCTCCAGTTACGTTGTTGCTACGATTCTAACAATAACGTAAACGAATAACATCTATCCTGAGAGGCATCTTCGCACTCAACGATCTCGAACCCGTAATTAGGATAAATATTAAGAATAGAGAGCCAGTATAGAAAGGGGTAATGTCTGTATTATAGAGAGGCTTTTTACTCAAGAAAGTACTCTATATTAGCGTCCATGAGAAGCCTTATTCTCTGTATAGTTTTGGGATTCTCGTGGACGGGCTTAGACCCTATTGGACAAGGGTTTCAGCCATTTACCCGCCGATTACATTTTCTCGTCCGATTACTGGCTCTCCTACTCCATTTCCTCTCCCCGATTTCTTATTGGGGAATATAAAACTAAAGAAGTTTATGACGAGCAGAGAAGAGCAACTAGCCATTCTTCGACACCAGCAGAAGCAAGCATACACAGACTCTCTCTCCCAAGAGCCTCCAATGACTTCGGCGAGACTCGATGCCATTGATCCCGGCACTGGGTTAGATATTGTCGCCCTGCCGGATGGTGGTTCTGCTACGGCTCAAAGGATTTTCAAGTGTGGGCATCCTAAGGGAACATTCGTTAGGGCTACCGAAGCTCCCGGTGGTACTACTGCTATCGACTGGCTCAATGCCCCTGATCGTCCAGAGAATGTCGAAGACGAACAAGGAGGCAGGACTAGGAAACCCGCCAAGGAATTAGACTCCGGCAGCATGGCTATTCTATATATTAGCGATGACAACAAGGAAGAGCCAGTTGAATGTCGCTGCACTACTTACAAGAAAGTCACGGTAAGAGGGCAGACAGGCTTTCAGGCAGTGTGCGATGGCTCAGGGGAGAAAGAGCCGGGGAATCTGTTAGGAGAGGCGGTAGAACTCAGGTGGACTCCTCTCTACGATATCCTTGACGGGCGCAAAGATATCGCTGATGTCGTCGTCTGCGTAGTGAGGGTATCAGAGTTCGGCGATCCGTTTGTCCCGTTCCTTCAGGCTGGAGACAAGGTACATCCCATCTCTTTCATTAACTCAACGATTATCGAGTTGTTAAGGGCGGGGGTTTCTGTGATCTTCAGGATGGACGGGTATCCCGCCACTTTTTGGAGCGATCCGGGTGTTCATTCCTTTTTGGATACTCAGTACGCCCAAGCTGTAGCTCTGAACAATGAGGTAGCTATAACCGGAGCAACTGCCATCAAGCATCCTACACTGGGGATGAGTTTAGCGTATGGCATCACCTTCTGGCGGGGGGACATTTTTGCGACGGCTGCGGCTGATCTCTTAGCAGGTGCAGACGCATCTATGATTCTCCCCCACCTTAGTGGAAGTTACATTTGCCCATTCTCCGAGACCCGAAAAGGCATCGTGCAAAGGGTATGTCAAGATATAATTCTACCGACAACCGGAGTGTCCCTCCAAGTTGAGTGGGTTCCTTGGGTCTATGGCGATTCAGCCAATAAAACATTCACAGTAAGCAAGCTCAACGCTCCAAACCCAGTAAGTCCATCTGTATCTATGTATGCTCATGGACTCTCAAGTGCCATAGAGCATCCTGACGGTAAAATCAGGATGCCATTGCCAAACCTCCTGCCAACCCTCGGTAGTTGGTCTGTCATGGACGGAGTGACCCGCTTTTCGCATGAGCCGGGGTCTAACGCATCTGGACCAGGCTACACTTACCAAGGGGAAGGGGACAGGTTGATGCAGTTGGGGTTCATTGCTCCTCCTTCCGATGCTGTAGGGGTAAAAGATGAGGCTCATGGGTATCTATTACACTGGGAGGGTAGTAAGCTCAACCCAGAGTTCAAAGGGAACGTAGTTATTGACCTACTCCCGAATTCGACCTTCCGTGAGGATGGCTTCATTTACAGATCGGGAACCGCCAGTCTCGCTAGAGTAGCCGAATTCCTAAGCCCAGAGGACGACAATATCGTGGACAAGGCAGCGTTCAGAGCAGCCTACGTTCCTTGGACTCATCCGAATAGAGACTCTGGCAACGATCAAGGAAGGGAAGCCTACACAACCCTTGGACAGAACCTTCCCTTTTGGCTGTCCCCTCGGAACAAGAGTACAAAGAAGCCGGGGAAAGCGATAATCGTATTCTGGCTGGGTGGAATCTCCGAGACTCCGATCAAGATCACCGAGTTGAACAAGGACGATCCTTATGAGGCTTACCTGAGCAGCACACCAGAGAAAATCTTTGTGACCGTCAAGGCTTCCAAGGAATACGGGTACAAAGCCCTAGAGCTTAAGAACCGTCCTTGGTGTACGATTACCACTTGGGAGTTAGACAGGGAGACGATGACTCTTTCAGAGCCAGAGAAGTTCACTAACCCAGAAGAGGTCACTTCCAATCAGGACGACTGGCAAAAGATATGGGCGCACGACTACAACCCGATCGATCCTGCCCAAGCTAAACCTGCGAAGTTCGACATCCCGACCACGAGATTCGGCGTCTCCACTACGAACCACACGTTCAACCTCTCCCCGTTCATTCAGGGTTCCGATCCGGCTCTGATTCCGAAGCTGACAAACATTACTTTTGCCTCTGTGACGGCGGGTGGTTCTGGCTCTGTATTGAGTTGGGATACCGATGCTCTAACCTTTGTCTATAAGGGCGATTCCACTAACTTGTACACGATTGTTTTCAACTACACAATAGATGATGGAGCCAGTACTGCAAGCAATACCATTACACTCAATGCGTCAATGATTACCCCGAACCTGCTCTATGAGTTCCGGGGAAACATGGTACAACAAATTAACTTACCTCCCCAGACCCTTAATATCGGGGCTGGTGATGCGTGGGGCAATATCCCCCAAGTTATGGAAGGGAGAACCCGAACTCTGGTCAATGTGGAGTTTGAATCCGTAGGTGTTGAGGACGGTGTTATACTGGTTCCCGGCGGAGCCCTCTTGCCTACACCCGCTCGACTAGGCAGTGCTTGGGGTTTCAATCCCCTAGGGAGCTTCACTGGGTTTGACGCTGCGGCTTTCACTGCGGTCTGGGCTGATAACTACGTCAGAACTGGTCGACCTCACGGGGCATACACAGCAAAACTGAGATACACTATCTCCGATGGGACCGACCAAAGGACGGGAGTCGTCTATATTCACAACGCAATCGCTCAACCATCATTTAGGTAATTATGGAAGACTGTAGTACCACGTTTCGAGGCAAGAACAATTACAACTTGTACAAAGGCATAGCCTACTCTGTCGATTGGGAACAAGACATTGACGATGAAAACTTCATCTCAGCCATTGGTGGAGGCGATGTTGAGGGCATCGAAATCGGAGCCACACAGATAACCAACCCCGGCAGTTGTTCACTGGGGGCTACTGAAATTAAGTACATGGGGAAAGCCTTTAAGGTTGACGGGAGACCTATTGCCGTATCTGCGCTCCCATCAGTCATCCCCGACTCTTGATCTAAATAGACTCTCTGGAAGGATGCCACCATCCCTTAGCTGGGCTAGAAGTTCCTCGTTAGTTATGATCCCACTGCCAGCCAACTCCATTAGGAACTTGGCTTGTGCTTCGGTCATTCGTTCCTTGATTAGTTCATCGACAACGTTGATTCCGCCACTGGGTTCTTCGCCAGTCCAGGCTGTCCACAGATCAATAATCTTGTGAACATTGGTCTCGATCCTTCTTGCCCAGTTAGTTAATCCTGCTTGGCTCGAAGCTGCTTGGAGTTGGACTTCCGTAGCTGTCCTAGATGTCGTAGTTGGCAAGAAGCTCAAGGTTCTCTCTGTTATCTCGGACTCCAAGGCTTCGATATCAGCCAAGGTCAACTTCAAGGCTGCCCCTGTAGGTTCAATGAACTTGGCTTCTAAGTTCCACAAGCACTCACTGGGAGTCAAAGCCAAGCTAGGGTTCTGCCCATCCGGTGATGTGCTTGGGTACTTCTCAGTTAGTTGCAGGATTGGCATATTGCATCTGTGCATGATCTCGTCTTTCTCAGAGACTTTCTGGTAGAGCTTTAGATTCAACTCAGCCAAATCATAAAGGGGTGGATCACCAGTGAAAAACTCCACGTCTCCTGTTAGGCTCCATGACATTAACGGAATCTCAGCCGAGCCAGTCTCGATAGCTCCGGGCTCAATCAAGAACGTATTCCCGTCTTCATCTTGTTCATAGACTTCGTAGTAGCCGGGGTAAAGGACTTTGAATCTTGTTAGAATCTTTGTGCCAAAATTACCGTCTCTGACTTCCACGGACTCACGGATAGTCACCTGTTCCAACCTGTCTTCGATCATTACCCAGTTGATAACATTCCTTGCATCTATGCGTACCAAGTAAGGGCGAAGTCCAGCACTACGTTCTTCTGCAAAACTGGCAAACTCTCCCGCCCTAGGAAACTCAACGAGAACGAAGCATCTCTCGTCTCTCAGGGCTGCCTCGTTGCATCCTTGGAGAAACATTGCCAGAGAGTTCCCTCTGAGGTCAACGTCGCCTATGTTCTCTTGGAGAGTCAAGGGTGTCTCTTTCTGCGTTGAGAACCTGGACAGGTATCCACAGAAGTTCTCAATGGCTTGCCTGAATCTCCTTGAGAAATAACTTCGCCGCAGTCGATTACGATAACTACCTTCTGGCTCGTTTTTTTCTCTTGGCAAATACATATCTGACTTGGCTAGGTCGAAAGGTTCCGAGCCCAATCCAGTCCATAGATTCCTACCTTCCCACATGTCAGCCACGAAGGTAAGTTTGGGTTCCATTCTCCGGTAATCTTCGCATATAAAATCGGGCGAATTCTTATCGTCGTTGTCTTTTCGGAACAGTGTTTTCGCTAACTGTGGGATCATGGGGAAAATATCTATAAGTTATTAATCCTATTTTCCCCATCATTAGGAGCCTTCCTATGCCTGACCCTAACAACCTCTCCACCTCTGAAGACTTAAGCACAGATACTACTGTAACAACCGATTCCAGCGCAGAGAGCAAAGACCCCAACCAACTCCTAGGGGCACTAAGAAAGGAGCGTTCCGAAAGAGAGCAAGCCAGCCAAAGAGAAAAGGCTTCAGCTAAGAGGGCTGCTGAACTCGAAGCACAACTGGACACCTATAAGGCTATTGACCCCGCTAGATACGAGGCTCTCCTTGAATCTGACCGAAAGAGACAAGAAGAAGACCTCTCCAAGAAGAACAACTGGGAGGAACTGAAGCGTAGAAAAGACGTAGAGATCGAGACTGCGACAAAGAAAGCTAAGACATTCCAAGACAGATACAACGATGTTCTGTTGAGTACTGCTTTTGAAAAGGCTTTCTATGCCCAAGGCGGAATGCGCCCGATCATATCAGGAGAGTTGCAATCTGAAACTGCTGCTCCCGTTGATATCGCCCTGAGCTACCTGAAGCCTAGACTCCGTGTTAACGAAGATGGCTCCATTGAAGTCATGGATACCTCTGGCAACGTAGAACTCAATACCGAAGGAAAGTCTAAGCATCTCCAAGAAAAGTTGTTGGAACTAAAGATGGGCAACTCTGGGTTCTTGTTTGAGCCTGAGAGAGCGGCGGGTGGTTCTGGTATGAATCCACGTCAAGCTCCCGGCAGTTCCACCCAGCGTGTCTATTCTGCTGAATCTGCTAGAAAGGGTAAAGCCGACCTGTCAGCCATTGCCAAGGGAACCGCTCGTATCCGTCAATAATTACAAGGTGATTTTCCATGAAAGTGTTTCATCGGTTTTCTATCAATGACTACTCCGCCAAGGGGCTCGTCCTTAGTCGGGGAGATGATCACTCCTGCAAGCTGATAGTCCAGGGGAACAACTTAGCAGGAACTACGGTTCGCTTCATGGTTAAGCGGAGTCTCAGTGACACAGATGCCCTAGCAGTGGTAAGCAAGAGTGTCGCCGATATGGTCGTTGTAGTAACGAACAACACTTTGGAAGCTACCTTCGAGATTGCCGGGGCTGAGTCGAGCGCACTGCCTGACGTGCCCACTACATTGCTCTATGGGGTGCAACTGAATATCAACGGCAAAATCAAGACACTAGAGGAAGACATTCTAATCTTCCAGCCAGATGTAATCAGAGGAACCTAACTATGGTTAAGTTAAAGTCGGCTAAACTGATCCAACTCATCAAAGGAGCGCTGCCTACCCTTGCCAGTGAGGTCGGTGGAAAGTTCCGTGAATCCATTGTCAATGGTGACATTGTGGACACAGGGAAACTTCGTGATTCTCAGACTGCCGTTGTCAATGGCTCGGTTGTCCTCTTTACTTGGGGGGTAGATTACGCCACCTCTGTTCACGAGGGCTATAGTCGGGCTGATGGGAGTCTCGTCAAAGGTCGTCCTTGGACAAGGGAAACCCTCAACCGAATCACTACTTCCACAGGAGATACGAATTTCGCTAGAGACATTGCCAACCGAATCAGGAAAGACTTATGAACTGGATCGCTTTGAGAACCAAGATACTAGACTTGCAGATTACGGGAACTTACACTTTGCCGAATGGCGACACTCTGCCAGCCATATCAATCGACACTAAGCAATTCCCGCCAGCAGGGGCTACTGTGGAAGGCTTGGAAGTCGTGATTATTCCAGCGACCAAAATTGAGAGGACTCAATACCTAGGCAGGGGCATTCTAAACTACGAAGGCGAATGCTTGATCCGCCAGTTCAATCCAGTCAATGATACCCTTGAGGCTATCAAGAAGTTGTCTCCGCTCTTCAATAGAATCAGGGTATCTCCTAGGGTTTTTCCTAGCACCGGGTTCGCTGAGATAGAAACAGTGACCATTACCTTTGAATACTTCGACGGGGACGACTAACCCCACCTGTTCTTGGCTCTCTTCTCTTGTCTGAGTCTAACTTAGCCTAATTAGCCCCATCACTCAACCTATTGAGCCTTCAGTAGTCTATGTAGCCTAATGAGTCCAGTCTATCCTAGAAGTAGATAAGAGGCAGCCGTAGAGAGCCAGAAGGAACTGTAGAAGTCCTGTAGATAGCTGTTGATAACTATAGAAGCCCTAGAAGGAACTGTAGAAGTCCTGTAGATAGCTGTTGATAACTGTAGAAGCCCTAGAAGGAACTGTAGAAGTCCTGTAGATAGCTGTTGATAACTGTAGAAGCCCTAGAAGGAACTGTAGAAGTCCTGTAGATTATTGTAGATTTACGCCAATAACACTGAAAGCCTAGATATCAAAGGATTCTAGGCTTTCAGTGTTATATAGTAGATGGCTGTAGATGGCTGTAGATGACTGTAGATTGGTCTTAATGGGCTTGGAAACCGAGTCTTTTCCCTTCACCTACAGTTACGCCGAACCCTGCCTCAGCTAACTCAACGAAGATGTCTCGGACTATTTCGGAGTCAGTGGTCTTGAACTTTACTATTTTTTGTTGAACGAGACGGGCGGTGATTGTCTCTGAGTTCTTCCTAGCAAAGTTCAGGATACTCAAACTCTCTTCGTCTAGGAGTTCGATGTTCTGTTCATTGTCCAGTTCATCGGGGCTATTGTCGTAAGCCTGTTCTAGGGACTCCAGAGTTGACGGGGGATTCTGTGCAGCCATTGGGAAGGACTTCTCGACTATAGGGAGTCGGACGATCCGTGTCTTCCCTAGAGTAGTTAAGGCTAGAGTTTCTTGGATTTCGGTTCCCTCGATATTGGTTAGCTTGGCTCTTAGTCGATCCCTTGTGTTGGTACTGTCTATCTGATACTTGAGACAATCCTCGATTGATTCGTAGGCTTGATCTCTTCCCAGAGAAACGAAAGATAGGTTGTCGGCGATGCAGCCATCAATGCCCAAGGCTGCTAGACGGCTACTGTGAGTAGTTATGATCATCCGCATTCTATAGGCAAGTCCTTGACAGATTAACGAATAGACGAAGGAGTCCAATTCTGCCAATGCCTCAGTGTTCCTTCTCAGCAAAGCTCTGATGACATTGTATTCCTCGAAGACTACCAGTACGGGCGTGAAGTTCGAGGCTGCGTAACCACCCTTCACTTGATTCATCCGTGTCTCTAGCATTGTCCCGAAACCTGCAATCCTTCTCTGGAAGTCCGAGACTAAAGATGCCATATTAATAGAGACATAAGTTGTGTTCTCCGTTAGCCGTGGGTCAGCCTTGCCATCAAAGAGAGTTACCATATATCCCAGCCGTGAGAAGTGGCGGATGCTTTCAACTAGCAATGTAGTTTTGCCAGCTTGAGACTGAGCTACAATCATCACGTTCCGATTGCTCTCGGCAATCACTCTGGCTAAGTCCTCGACAGGTGGCAAATCGGCTTCGACTGCCGACTCGTAGTAGTTGGGCTCTACGAATCTGCGTTGAGAACCAACAGCGAGAGTGGAGCTACAATCTACGGGTTCGTAGTCTTCTTCTTCGGGAGCGGAGAAGTCCCTCTGTTGACTTAGGTTGCCTCTGCCAGACGATGCGGGAGGATTGATATTGATAGTCTGTCCATTGCCTCTGCTTCGACTGTTGCTAGGAGCGGGTGTGCCTCCCGTGGGTCTGCTATAGATGGGCTGAGGGATTGCTGGGCATTCCCTGTCTGGATCGATGATAGCGGAGCCAAAGTAAAAGATACGCATCCTTTCGATTGAGGAGAACTTGAACTCTGCTACGGCTGATGCGGGGAGCGACTGATTGATCGATGCTTGGAACCGTTCGTTCTCGTAGCTCCTCCAGTCAGCGAGTAAAGACTCGAACTCTGAAGGGTTCCTGTATTCTAAGTCTAAGCACTCTTCCTCTCCAAAGGTGGAAACAATTTCTAGGAGGTGCTTGACTTCGCCTTTTAGAGCGTTGGCACAGTAGTCAGTCTCATCGACTGAGCGCAATGGGCTTATCCTTGGGCTTGCTCCGAGTTCTTTGCCTTCTGTGACAATCAATGAGATTAGGCTAACTAAGTTCCCTGCGGCTGAGAGGGCGAAGAGGGCTCCTATTCCCCCGGAGGGGATAATGACTAACATCGAGGATACAAAACCGATAACGCTTGCATATCTGGCTGGGAGATTCTCTCTGTAGGTTTCAGCCATCTCGTCTCTTTTGTCTAAAGCTACTTGTAACTTGCTCATTTACTTGCTCCCTTTTTTTGCGATTGTTGCGAACTCTTCAGCAGCCTTGGCTCCAAACAGAGCGATGACTAATTCTATCAAAGATAATAATGAGAACCCTTTGGAATGAGACAGATTGAGGAAGATAGCGGTTTCCATCGCTGTGAGGGCTACCCAAACCAATTCCCATCCGTACCAATACCCTCTAGGCTTGTCGCCTACTGCCATAGTCCTGAGTAGAACCTTCCAGCCTTTCGATTGAGCCACTTCGACCAGTATGCCGATAGAGAAGGCTGCTAGTATTTGAAGCCAAGTATTCAGGGAGAAGCTGAGAGACCACTGTGAAACTATGGGTAAGAGGCTTGAGAATAACAGGGTGTGGTAGAAACTTGCACAGAGCCACATAGCCCAAATCCAGAGAACTACAGAGGCGATAGTTGCCCCACTCTGTATCACTACGAAGTTGCAGAAAGAGATGATAAGGTTGACGAAAAACATGGGGATGAACAGAATCCACTTGACTACGGTATCAGCCCAGTGAGAAGAATGTACCCCTGCCTTCTCAGCATGTTGTCCCTGCTTCTTCGCAGTAGTAAAGTCGGACTTTGAGAATGTAACTTCATCGGTGATATCTCGTGACATTATTTTGTGCCTGCTTGGGTTTGGAATATTTCGGGGTATTTCGCTGTGAATGGTGGAGTGTTTCTCTTTGGCTCGTTAGAACCTAGTTCTAGCCTCCAGCCTAATACTGGTTTGACTCCTTGAGCTTCGTGGCTTTGTAGTAGCACGACTGGGTAGTTCTTAGCTAGGGCTTGGTTGATCGTGGCTAGGTCGGTATTGGGAACGGTTGATGGGTTGTCCGAATATCCCCACAACTTGACTATCCCCCACACTTCCCCGCCACTCGTTGTAATCTCTCCGAAGCCTTCGTTGCTTTTCTCTGACTGGGCTCGTGTTACTTCGGGCTGGGACTGGCTCTGAGTACTGCGGGTTCTGGCAGCGTTGCTTAGAGCCATGTGCAGCATTAGTACAGTCCCCAGACCCGCAATGATATAAGAACCGAAGATTCCATAACACCACGGGCGAAACTTGGGGATTTGCATCTTAGCCTCCTGTCCTGACTGAGTTGAGTACCGTCTTTAAGTCTGAGTTAGAAACCACTACTTCGTCGCATTGATAGGCTTCGTATTTTAGAGTCTCAGGGTTTCTGAGTATCTTCGTTACCTGTGGTTTATCTGCTTCTCTGCTCAATTGGTCGTCGGTCTTAAGATTCTTGCTTGCCATGAGAGTGTCCTTTCGTGTTGGGTTTAATCGAATTCAAATGAGGGAGGTTCGTTTCCAGTTGCCAGTTGAGGTTTGGCTGGTTCCTTCGGGATGAAGGGAGTTGCTCGGTCAACGTGGACTGCCTCGAAGGTTCTGGGAGCCACTGGGGGACTTGGTGTGTCCCCCGATATGTTGAGTCCTTTCTTCAAGAACAGGGAGAGAACGTTCTGAGCGTCCAATCCTGTCCTGTCGCAGATTTCCTCAATAAGGGGAATGTCAGAAGATTTTACAGTGATTCTGTATTGGTTCCGAGACATCTATTCCCCCTTGATTAGTTGCATTCCCAATACTCCGATGAACTGAGGATTAGGGCTTTCTTTGTATCTAGCGTTCTGATTACCAGAGTACAACTCGCTAACCAGAGGAGCGGAACCGCCTGTCACTACAATCTGTCCGAGGTCTGAAGCATAAGCTCCCCACTTCTCCTTCATCTTTGCCTTGATCGAAGTAAGCCAGTTTAAACGACATTCAGAATAGGCAGTACTGAAGTTGATTCCCATCGTGCCGTAGAAGAAGCTGTTGTCTGCGATGCCGTCCATAATCAAGGAGAGGTCTGGGCTCGACCCTAGTTCAACGGCTATGTAAGAAGCAATGGCATTCGCCAAGTTGTAAGTTCCGGGCAACCGGATGTCAGCATCTCTCAGAACGTTTCCTTCGGGGTCAAACAAGCGACCTAGAACGTCTCCACCACCTAGAGAAAGAACTCCGTTGAGTCTCTGAGGATAATCGAACATTCCGTGAGTTTGGCAGTAAGCGAACTCGCCTTGCCCTTCTTCGATGATTGCAACCTCGTCAACGATTAGCTTGATGCTTTGACCGTTACGGATGAACTCTTGCTCACCGACTAATCCTTGGAGGTCAGCGACGGCTGTGGCTTCTCTGGTATCAGGGAGGCAGACTTTGAGCTTGCCTACACGGAGAGGAACCGAGGAACCCTTGATTGGCTCGATAGCGGTAAGGACTAATAGGGAGGCTAACTTGGTCTTAGATGCTTGATAGACTGGAGTGCCGTTGATTCGGGCGGACTTGCCGATGATGTGGGCTGTGCTGCCTCTTTGGATTAGAACGGACTGGTTATCTAGTTTAGTGGGAACAGATTCAAAAGACTTGATTTGCTTAATGAAGCTGGGGATGCAGCAGGTGGCTCCGTTTCTCTTAGCCCATTTGATTGCTCGGTTCCCGGCATCTACGCAAACTTCGGGGACAAATTCAGTGTTAGTTTTCATTAGAGAAGCTCCAGTTTTAGTTAATCAGGTTAGTTAGTGTCTCTTTAGCCGCTTTCAGGTTCTCTGGGGTCGGAGAGGGTAAAGAGTCACTTGTTTTCCTGTTGCTACTATCCTACTACGCTTCTCTAGGTTTGTCAAGGTAAACGTTAAAAAGAATCTAGAACTACTCCGGCTGACCCTGATAATGTCGCTGGGACAACAGCACCCGGACTAAGTGGAGACTTCGCTATCGAAGTCCCTTGGATAGTTCCACCGTCAGATGTCTTGAGAATTTGCCGACCAGTTGATGGGTCTGTGCCAGCAGCGACACCTGTGAGGGCTGGGTTCATCGAGGCTGCCCTTTGAGCGGTATCACTCTGTTGGTAGGCACTCTTCTGTTGGTAGCGGGAGATAGCTATAAGCTCTTGTCTATTCATGGTTGACCTCGTTATCATATACTTCTTACCTATATTCCCCCACGGATTCAGAAACAAGAGAGCCAGACAGAAGGCAAGGTTGGCACATTCATTTGGCTCTCTGGTTCCGGTTCTGGGGAATATAAAACAAAAAGATGTCCAAGCCCCGCTCCATTGAATTGAGCTTAGATACATGGCTACTCAAGGTAGGGCTAATCACCAGCCTTCGAGCCCAAGTCATCAATGCACCAACTAGCGTGGAGTACACTGTGGTAGGGGCAGCGACAGCTAGGGGAGTTCTGCATCGCCCCAAGTATTCATGGGAAGTCACGGCTCTAATGACGGAGACTGAGGCTGAACTGATAAAGGGGATGTTCCTAGTGCAGGACAGAAAGAGGAGACTCCGACAACCACTGGGAATAACACTCGTTGATAGAACAGAGAGATTCGTTGAACTTGCACCGACGACCAGGGCAATAGCACCTGGGGATGTCCCCATTGTTACCGATGGACTCGTTGCTTACTTCGCTGCCTTCTCTGTCTTACTAAGCCCTCCTGAGTTGAGTGCTGCCGGAAGATTCTTTCAAGTCTCATTTACTGCTGTAGAAATAGAAAACATCGCCTAACAATATGCCAGCCCGTTCCCCCTTTACTAATTTTGCCAATGCGATATTGACCTTCACTGTTGACTCAGTGACGAGCGGTTCTGATTCAAAGGGCAACCCACTGATTCTCAAGGAGCCATTGATAATAACTGCGGTACTCTCTGAGGCTAGTGGCGGGGGTAGGAAAGGTAAGGGTAAAACTGGGCAGGGCTTAACTCCCTTGGCTGGCTCAGATGCCTTTGTAACAGCCGTCTCTGGGTATCTGGTTTCACCGCTATCTTTGCCAGCTACGATAACACCGAATGCCAAGGCTACTGTTCAGTGGGGGAGGAAGGCTGGGGAGTTCACACTGGAACCCTCTATCGCTAATCCATATATAGAAGCAATGGGTATCAATATAATTAATAAAATCCAAGGAGTAATTCGGTGGAAGAATTAATAAACGAGTTAGCTTGGCAGATTGGTAGCCACCTCAACTTAGGTATTGAGAGGATTCCAGCCGTAACAAGTAGGCTAGGGTTCCTCTCTGATACCTCGATCCATGCGATGTCTGAGGTAAGGGCTCTGATCGCTAATCTAGACTCCTTGGAGACAACCCTAGCTGAAGAATCAGGGTCTGTGAACTTCGGTCTAATCTCTGTTGATGTACTTCTGTTCGATCAGAAACAGAAGGTCGCTGGGATACTAGCTTCGCAGGCTGCGGCGATTGGCAGGCTAGGCAAGATTATGGGCGAGACTCCAGACCTTTCCATCCTTAATGAGTTCCGTACCGTCTTGGGGCTCCATCGTGGTAGTGGCTACGTCGGCAAGTTAGATCGCCGATAAATTTGGGGAAAATAGAAGAAATCACAGGAGACCTTTTATGGGAATAATTGCCTCGCACGTACCAAGAAAGGGTTGGCGTTCTATCATCCGAGTATGCTTGGGAGAGATAAAGCCTTCCACTACTATTGCTACCGTCACAGTCACAACTGCTGCCGCCCGTCTTGCCACGTCTCTAGCGGTATCTGGAATTACTCAACAAATTGATAAAGGTAACTGGTTATTATTCAGGGCTGTCAATGGAAAAGAAATTGTTGTCAAACTTGCAGAGACCGCTCTAAGCGGTGCGACTACTTTAGTCGTAACCCCTGTGGAGTCTGCCATTGCTGTCGCTGCCGCCGCTCAGTTTCCCCCTGAAATCTTTGATCGTTCCTCAGTCGACTATACAGCCTCCGCTGCAACCTCTGACATCTCCACATTGAATACTGGTGGGTTCAAACAAACCGTGACTACTGAAATCTCAGCTAGTATTGCGGCTCCTGGATTTCTCCATCACTCAAACCCCGGACTGAAGATTTGCCACGAGGCTTTTTTTGCCCAAGACACGGTTTGGGCAATGTTAGAATATGAGGCTCCTAGTGTTGATTACTCCAGAGGTAGGATCATTCTTGGGAAGGCTGTCTTAGCTGATGCCAGTGTCTCCAGTGCGGCTGCTGATTTTGTGACAGCAGATGTCGAACTGACGATTTCTGGAGCAGTCGAAGATACTCCCCCTCTATTGGCTCCCTAATGAATTATCCTTGTCTTGAAGGCGGGGAAGTTTTCGCTATCTCCTGTGACATCTCTGCTCAGGGGATTTTTTGCGGAATACTATTAGTCCACACTGATGAGCCTATCATCAGGCTAACGAATCCCTTGTGCGAGGAAGAAGTGTACCCTGTCATAAATCCCGGACAGGGCACTCATTATAATACGCTAGTTAAATTCCCTGTTATATCCCGGTCGTGAAGACTGGGGAATAAACGAAGTCGGCATTGCTTCCGTTGCCGATGGTAATCGAGAACTGATAGTCAGTGAAGAAGTCGATGTAGCCCGTGGTATTTCCACGGGTTGCATTGCCGTCCATGATGATTCCCATTAGGCGATAGTTAACAGAGGCAGTCGTGGGACTGAACCGACAGACGACTGGTGGATAGCCCCAGCCAGTGCCTACCAGTACTGGGGAGGCTGCTGAGAAGGAAACGACTTGTCGTGCTGATCCTCTGTAGTCAACTTCCAACCTAGCCCACACTGGCAGAGAGTCGGTGACGTTAGGGATTTGTTCCGAGGCAGTGATTGTTCCTGTTCCGGCTGTGATTAAGGCAATAGCAGAACCACCTCTAGCTAGGGCTAACTGGTAAGTTCCTGCTGTGGTTCCAATAACAAAGTAGTCGACCCCAGTGCTTAACGGATTGGGTAGGTTTCCTGTTGAGGTCAGTCTGACTCTTACGCCATTGGCTAGTCCATGAGCGGCGGAGTTGATTATGTTTCCCACGACTGTCGCAGTGATTGTCGCAGAATACAGGGTCAAATCAAAGAGTGCCATGTGCATTGTGACTCCGACATACTTAAAGCTGCGGTTGAGTCGATTGATGGTTCCGTCGCTAGTTGAAGGCATAGGGCTTTCTTTTTATCTTCCCCAACCCTCGGAATCCCGGAAAGACAATGGACTCAGAAAGCCAGTAATCGGACGAGAAAATGTAATCGGCGGGTAAATGGCTGAAACCCTTATTCAGCAGGGTCTAAGCCCGTCCACGAGAATGCCAAAACTATATAGACAACAAGGCTTCTCATGGACGCTAATATAGAGTGTTTTTCTTACATAAAAAGCCTCTCTATAATACAGACATTACCCTTTTCTATACTGGCTCTCTATTCTTAATATTGCCTTACAGTCTAATCATAAAGACCTACCCCTAGGTGGATACGCTCTTGTTTTCCTTGCGCTACAATGGGGACATAACCACAAAGAGGAAACCACCAATGAACCGCACTGAAATCAAAGACGCTCTCCGCCAGTTCCAAGCCAATGGCTCCATCATTCCCAAATTGAGCTTGAAGACCGAAGTTCTCGCTGCTGCCCTAGCCGAGTTGAACGCAATAGAAGTTGTAGCCCCTGACGTTGAACCCATTGTATTGAGCGGAGTGTCTCAGGGACTCCTAGAAATATCAGGAGCGGGTAAAATAACTACCACAGTTCCTGAAGAAGTCTCCTCTAGCCCCTTCCGCCCAGAGGCAGGACTCAAGGCTCTCGCTGATGAATTTAGTTACGTGAACAAGTACGTCGCCCCTCTCGCCAGCTTCGCCCTGTTAGTGGCTCTCCAATTTGCTTGGGTCGCCTTCCTGATTATCTCTAGGGCTGATATCCCCCTGAAAGTTCAGAGAGTCACAGAGAAGCTCCTCGAAATAATCAAGGAGCTTGCTATCGAGGCTCACGGTCTCGTCCAAGTAATCTGGGGTCTGAACCAACTCCTACCCTAGAGCTGCCCCGCACTCATCCTCGCTAAATCCCTGAGCATTATCTTAGAGACACCCTCGACCGCTTCGTTGTAGAACAGGGAGTTCCCAATGTACCTGTCTGCAACATACATCGCTATCATCCGCTCACAAGGCTTCCCATTCTCGTCCAGAGAAAAGAACACCATATTTGCTGACTCCGAGCCTTCAGTCATGTCTATAAGGCAAACACCCAGTATCTTCATCTGCCCCCATTCCATTACTACCTCAGCGCAGTAATCGGCAGTGGCTTTGACATCATCTAGTAAATTCCAAATCTCTGGATGCTCCCTGACCAGTTTGGTATCCTCAACGCAGAACGATGCCCCATTACTAAGAAACGTCCGTCTCATTATTTTCTCCCTTTGTTAAATCGTTCCATGCCCCTGAACATCTGTGTGATCAACTCCTCTAACTGGGTTGTCCTAGTCGAATAAGAGGTTGCCACGAAGTCCTTGATTTCCGCCGGATAATCCCGACCCCTGCTATCGGCGGAATAGAAATAACAAAAAGCCGAATGTTGATTGTTCTTTGGCTTCGAGATAAAAAAGATTCCTGAGCCGTTCTGCCCTTTCCTGATGAAGTCGAACTTGATAAACTTTTCAGCAGAGTATCCTTCCTCTAGGGCAATCCGGCTAATCTCAGGGAGTCGGGAAACCAAGGCAGGGGCAGATATCGTGAAGACGGCTCCATTGGAAGAAAAAGAAATGTTGGGCATGAAGCCTCTCAAATTATTCAATATAACTAACTTAATCTATTGTAGCTCTAAGACTATCTTCCCCAGAGGAAGCAACATAACTTCAAATCGACTGGTAGCAAAAGGGCACAAGCCCGACTGGGAGTAGGCTTCGTCCCAACAAAGAAAAAGCCAACTAACAAAACAAACGGAGTTTCTCATGGCATTTCAGCAAAACAAAAGTAACTTCAGTGCCGACCGTGACTTGTCTTATCAAGCACTAGGCAGGGTACTAGATTCTACAGTAGGAAGATCAACCCACCAGAGTTCAGATGACTGCTGCTTTGAGCAATGGACATTAGTTTCAATCCAGAAAGCGACACAAATAGCTCGTAGAGGCTCAGAAGGCAATTACAGGATTGAATGGACAGAAGCATTGGAACTGGCTAATACTGTAGAGGTGAAACTTCCCGGCTTCAATAAGCCAGTGAGCGTAATCTCAGCCAGAGCAATTAACAAGGTCTTCCCCTCTCGATTCAAGATGGCGTTCCATCCCTCTTGGCAAAAGCTCAGAGATTCCCTGTATAGCCCCGACTCCGTGGACTACTCCCACAAGCAGTTATTCTTGATCCAGCAATACAACGCTATCTTGCACGAAGCAATCGGGGTTAACTTTGAAATGCCCAATGGTTGCGGAGCAGGGCTCTGGGAAGGCGACGACACTCAATGTGGAGACCATGATCACTACGAGTTCTGGGTTGAAGACAACGCTGACTATGAACTCTGGGTTAACTGGAGTAACGAGTTCGACAAGATGGTCAAGAAAGAGCTTATGCTCCTGCTTCAAGATGAAGTGGCTGGGAGGGGATTCCAACAGAAGCCTCCAACAATGCAACTCGCTTTAGGAAGACTGGGCAGAATGATTAGCAAGAGAGTCGGCAGCTAACTCTATTGCGCCTTCCCCGACAGAAAAAACAATTAACGAACAACTCAGGACTAAAAGAATGCCATCAACTCGAAAGATAATATCAATGAAAGAAGCCGAAGAGATTCAACACACTGGCAAGAACGGAATGTACCAAATCGAGTGGACTAAAGAACTGGAACTAGAAAACACCGTTGATGTCCAGCTTCCCGGAATCTCCCAGTCTGTCTCTATAATCTCGCCACGAAGGTTACAAGGACTACTCTCCTCTCGCTTTAGAATGCAGTTCCACCCATCTTGGAAAAAGCTCAGGGATGAACTCTACGACCGAACCAAGACAGATTACACAAACCGAGAACTGTTCCAGATTTCGCATTATGAAACTCTTATCTGGAATGCAACCGGAATCAATCTGGAGATGCCCCTAGGTGGTGAGCCGGGAATGTGGGAAGGTGAGTTCGACGATCTCGAAGGAGTCTCTGAACACGAGGAGTTCTGGAAGCAAGACGAGAAGAAGTACGATCTCTGGTATAGCTGGGGTGAGTTACTGCGAGACCTTGTTTCAGGGGAACTCAGAGACATGATTGATCACGAGACATTATATAGGGGTTACTACGGCAAGCCTCCAGACATGGAGACTTCACTGCAACTATTAGGAGAGAGAGTAAGAAATAAGCTGGCACAACTCGAAGAGTGGACAGAGGACTAGTGGGCAGATTTTACATACCTCACATCTGAGGAATGTAGAATCCCCTGAAATCGGCGATATCCACGGAGTACTTGACCGAAAGGTTGGGTACTTTTTTATTGCCACCTCAGCTATATCTGGCTTTCCTATCTTTATTTGTGCTTTATTGTTTTCTTTATGCTATACTATTAGAATACAACAACAGGAGACCACGATGAACCCATTAGATTCCAGCACTGAAGAAACCCAATCCGTACCAGAGCTACCTAAGCCCTCTCGCAGAACCTACAGAGACTTCCCGTTGAGCAACTCCATCCCAGAAGATGTTTCCATCTCTGACTTCTCTGGAGAGACCTTGAGCGCACCTTTCATAAGGAACGGAGTTCTGAAGCAGAAGCGAAAAGGCAACTCCCTCTTTAATAGAGGCAAGAATACGTCATCTTCCCCTATCAGTATCCGGTTTGAAAAGGATTCCACTCAGGCTCTAGAACGGATGTCCTCCAGAGACAAGGCTGATCTAATCCGTGAATCAACCCGTGCTGAGTTAATTAAAAGAGGATTACTACCAAAGGATGTCGAAAGTTAATGCCTTAATTGCTCAACAGGACTCCATTAGTGGGGTTCAGCCATTGCATCTTCCGAGAAATCTAGCTATCATAGATTTAGTCAAAAAAAATAGGGGACTCCTCGCAGAATCCCCAACCAAGTAGTCAAACTTATCCCCTGATTATAACATGAAATTCCTAGCAAGTTCCAAGAAAAATCCCTGCCCAATCTGTAATTCTATCTCTGGGTGCAAAACTACCGACAAAGGTGTACTGTGCCGCAAAGAAGAAGGAGAAGTTGAAGGATATCTGAACCGTGGCAAGACCTCCGATGGGCTTTGGACACGCTTCTTAACAGCGACAGATGAAGCTCCAGCCCCTAGAAAGTTCGCTGAACCCGTTGTAACAGCCGAGCCACCAACATTAGCCCCAGTTGACAGGGACTTCTGGTACAAGAAAATCCTCAATAATCTCAGCCTCAACGAAGGTCACAGAGATACATTGCTATCTAAGGGATTGACCCTAGAAGCCATTGAGAGTACCATGTTCCGCTCAGTGACTCCTTACCAAGCATTGCCTTTTGACCTTCCAGAACTACTCCCCGGCAGAGCTAACCAACCCAATAAGCTGATGAATCGTGATTCTGGCTTCCTTTGTCCGTTGAGAAACGTCGAAGGACTGATTACCGGATTGCAGATTCGCTTCGATGTAGCCACTGGCGATGGTCGCTATGCTTGGTTGTCTAGCGAAGGCAGAAGCAAGAATCTAGAAGGTGGCTCCCCTCTTTCTATCTTCTTAAACGGAGACAACTGGGGTCTAGTTGAAGGCACAGGAGTCAAGCCCCTTAAGCTCTCCCAAGACAGGGGACTCTCGGTTATCGGTGCAGCTTCAGGACACTTTGCCAACTCCCTCACTGAATTAAAAAGAACTATCGCCCTCAAGAAAATCTCCTCGGTAACTTTCTTTCCTGATGCTGGTGGACTCAAGAATCAGCACGTTGCCAACAGAGATATCTCAACCTTAGCCATGTTAGAAGAACTGGGCTTAAAAGTTGAGGTTGCATTCTGGGGACAATTAGATAAGAAGGATGGAGATATTGACGAGATATCTCTAGACGTTAAATTGCTAATGCTGACACCCTCAGAGTACAAAGAGATGGCAGTGGAATACGCACCTTCTGACGAAGCTAGAACCAGAATTGCAAAGAAGAGAATCCCTATGCCCTCGAAGACAGACAAGGCTAAGAAAGTAATCAATGTCGAGTTTAGCGAGGCTCCCGTAAAAAAGTCATCCGGCTCCATAGAATCACAACCACTGAATCCTGCGGAAACTAGGCAGTGGGAACTATGGCAGCAATTGAAGACGAAGTTTACCCCTACCCATGAATTCGACAGCCAAGGATTCATTGATTTTAGCCGTGACATCGCCCCTGTACTTCAGCCCCTGACTGAGATGAAGGAACTCCGTCAAGCCATCAACAATGGAGACAATTCTGCTGAGACTAGCAAGAACCTTGAATCCCTAAGAGCTTCACTGATTACTTTGGTTGCTTTGCGTTCAGGGTTAGGCACTGGCAAAAGCTACTCCCTAAAGGCTCTGATCATCCTACTTAAAGAAGCAGGAGTTATCGACTATGTAGTTGCTCCACTATCCACTAATGCACTAGGTCGCCAGTTAGCCCAAGACATCGGAGCAACCCATATCCACGACGTTGTGACCAATGACCTCTTAGGAGTCCCCGGAGGCTTAGTACTCTGCGTTGATTCTTTCCTGAGACTGTCCCCAGCCAAGCTGAAGTCAATCCTCCCCAGAACCTTAATCATCTTAGATGAAGTAACGGGAACCCAGTCTCACCTCGTAAAATCTTCCACTCTCCGTGATAGGAGAACTGGCGTCATGGGTGTATATTCAGAAGTATTGAAAGGAGCCGGATTTGTTATCGCCTTAGACGGTTTCCTCAACGACACTAACTTGAGACTACTCAAGGAACTTCGAGACTGTGGAGAGAGTTTTCACGCTATGGACAATCAATTTTCTGGGAATGAGGAACGCTCAGTCCAGCTTTATATCGGTCACGCTGCTTCTGGCTTCCAACGCAAGATTCGAGACTACCTACTCGCTAAACCGCCTACCGAAGCCGTACCCATCGGCACTGACTCGCTCAACTCAGCGAAGAAACTGCACAAACTGGTATTGTCAGTGAATCCTAAGTTCAAGGTCTTAACCATTACTGGGGAGAACAATAGCACTAAGGTTAACCAGTTCTATGTGACCTCTGGCGGTGAAGAGTTCTTCGATGTAATTATTTACACTCCAGCGTTACAGTCTGGAGTTAGCTTCTTGAACAAGGAAGTTGAGACAGCCTTTTTCTGCTTCTACGGAGTCATTGAGTCGAACCTAGCGGCTCAGATGTTACGGAGATACAGAGCGGCTAAGAACTTCTTTGTGTACTGCACTAAGTCGGTTAGCTGGAAGTCGGCGATAGGTGGCGAAGTTGGGGAGATTCTAGAAGCCCAGATTCAACTAATCAAAGCTGACACTGAAGGAATGGATTCTTCCTCAGCCCTTGAATTACTCACCCGGAAGTTCAATGAGTACAACGCATCGAGTCTTGGACGCTACGATGCAGATATCTCTGTCGCCAGAAACTACGAGTACAAGAACACTGGCAAGTGTCTCCGCCAAACCCTAGAGAGCCAAGGATACAATATGACTGTTACAGATGCTTGCTCTGACTCAGCCCTCTCTGAATTTATGCAAAGAGCCAGCAGAGATAACCACGAGGAAGCAGCTTTGGCAATCATTGAAGCTCCCGATATTACCGTAGGAGAAGCTGAACAACTTGACTCTGCTTTGTCTCTTACCGAAGAACAACGAGCTTCCTTGAGACGATTCGGAATCCTCAATGCTTTCCCCGGACTGGAAAAGACCTACATCTGGGATGTGGAAAATCTGGCAGATTTCTTAGCCAAAGAGAAGGAACTAAGAGGAGCTTCGATAGCACGGACTAGACTCCTAGGAATCGAAGACGAGGCTATTCGCACCAAGGTTAGGCTAAGTAGGTACGAACAGTCTCAGAAGCATATCGTTGATTGCTTAGAAGGAAACTTTGCCAAGACCAAGCTCCGCAAGGATTTACTACTAGATAAATTCATTGGCTCAGGGATTATCTCTGAGGGCGATGAGTTATTCCTAGAGTTCGCTGCTTTGGTAAAGAGCAAGCCTGTCAGAGCTAGACTCAAGAATATCCTAGGTGTCGAAGCTAACAATAAGACTCCGATGCGTGTTCTCTCTGAGTTGTTGAAGACAGTCGGAACGAAACTTGCCGCACAAGGTAACGGGAATAACCGAAGATACTTGGTGGGACTCACCCATGATTCTCTAGCCTTGCTCTTCAGTATCACCTCAACTAAGATGGCTGCCATTGCAACCAAGTACAGAAAGGACGAAGAAATCAAAGAGGAATCTACAGTGCCTAAAGTTAAAGATACAAAGACAGTTGAAGCGGCTAATGCTAAAACTAGGGCTGAATGGGAGCGGGAAGTCAATTCTCAGTTTGCTCAGGGCGACGTGGTAGTTGAGCAGGAGAGAATGGAACTCAAGGATATTCCTTTGCCAGCCCCTGTAAGCGAAGGTCAGGAGCCGTTGAAAGAAGTTAAAGGTACAAACGTAGCAGTACAGGAGAGACAGCCCGTGCCGACTATTACAGAGGTAGATGACAGAGAGACACCGAAAATCTATGACATCCTAGATTATCAGGGAGGGAAGTACGTGTTCCTTTACCCTGACAAGTACGGAGACTTCAATGTATTCGATATCACTCGCAACGGGTTCTCCTCGTTAGCCAAGGGGCGGTCTTGGAAAGTCTCTGAGGATATCATCTCTGATGAGTTTGTACAGTACTTAGAGGCGATACCTACTATCTAAAATCCTTCCCTCTTTCTACTTGGCTCTCTTCTCTTCGGGTGTCAAGATAATCGGAGAGCCAGAAGAAAGTCTAACTGTTCAGGGGAACTCTTAGGCTTTCTTTGTGTCCGGGGAGAATCAGAGGATGAATAATATTCATTTCTTCGTAAGCCTAGAGGTCATTGAGTTTCGGGGATAATAGAATTAACGAACTGAATGGCAATCGAAAATATTCAGACAACTGAATAAAAATGAATAAAAATGAATAGAGACAAATCCGATAGGCTAAAAGAGAGGGCTAGGTGTCTGTTCGTTGAAGAGAACAACAGCCTCTCACTCATCGCAAAAAAGATAGGCATCCCTGAAGGCACGTTGTCTCGATGGAGAACTGACAATAAATGGGCTGAGGCTAAGAAGTTCAGGGACACCTCTGCCGATGGTTACAAGGAAGCGTCATTGATAGCCCCTGATACAGTTAACCAAGCCCTAGGCATTGAATTAACGGGGAATGCTGCTGCCTTGGTTGAGAAGTGGGATACCCTACTCAAGGAACACGAGGGAGTCTTTGCTAGGGGGAGAGGGTTTGCCAGCGAGATTATCGGGGTGTTGGAGGACAAGCTCGAAGGACTCCAAGATAACGGGGATATCGACGAGATAGGGAAAGTGGCTAAGATAATGCTCGACTGGATGAAGATTGCAGACCTAGCAATCAAAGGAGAACGCACCGCTATCTCTGCGGATTACTACGACATTAACAGAGCTATTCTCTTGGTAAAGGCTTATGGATACAACCTTGTTTCACATTCCGCATCTAAGCAACTCCAGTCTGAAGGCGATTCCGATGGAGGTGTCTCCGACGAGTTCGCTGACCACATTGAGCGAGAAGACCTCGGAATCGAAGGGGATTTTCCTCCCATACCAGAAGAGATGGAGTCAGGACGATTCTCCAGTGAAGGTATGCCTGAAGTCTAGGCGGATTGGGTTGTCATGGGCGGAAGCGGCAAAGTCAGTCAATAAGGGAATGCGTCGTAACGGGCAATCAACGTATTACATTGGCTACAACTTGGACATGGCAAGGCAGTTCATTGTTGACTGTGGCTGGTGGATCAAGCGATGGCAGGTCATAGGGACTCGATGGGATGAGTCAGTTGTCCGTGATGCAGACAAGGATATTATTACTTTCAGAATCAGATTGTCCTCTGGCAATGAAATCGTGGCTCTTTCTTCGAGACCAACGAACCTCCGAGGAAAGAAGGGCAGGGTTATCATCGACGAGGCTGCTCACCATGATTCACTACAGGAGCTTATAGATGCCGCCCTAGCCCTCTTAATGTGGGGAGGGCAGGTGAGTATCATTTCCACCCACTTCGGCGTAGAGAGCCGCTTCTATGAGCTTGTCAATGAAATCAAGGAAGGCAAGAAGAATTATTCCTATCACGAGATACCTTTCTTGGCTGCTGTGGACGAAGGACTGTTCAGGCAGATTCAGAAAGTCTCTGGCAAACCTTACTCTGCCGAAATAGAGCAGGACTGGATTAAAACCACTTACGAATACTACGGGACTGGAGCCGGACAGGAGCTTGACTGTATCCCATCTCAGGGAGGTGCAGGGATTGTCTTCAACAGAACTTGGTTCCCTATCGTTGATTCTGCTCCCGAAGGTGGTGTGACGGTGAGATTCTGGGACTTAGCGGCAACGGCTGCGGCTGTGAATGCCAAGGCTTGTTTCACTGCTGGAGTCAAGATGAGATTCGTTGATAACAAGTGGTGGGTTCTCGATGTGATCATGGAACAGGTCAGCCCGACAGAAGGAGATAAACTTCTCCACTACACGGCAGCCAGAGATGGGCAGTGGACTAAGGTGCGCTGGGAACTTGAGGGTGGCTCAGCAGGGAAGCGAGACGAAGCCCATATCAAGATATTGCTCGGTGGTTACGATGTTGGGGCAGTGAAACCCTTGGGAGACAAAGTAACCAGAGCGAGACCCTTTGCTAGGGAATCAATGAGTGGCAATGTCTTGCTGGTCAGAGCCAACTGGAACGACAGATACCTAGATTGTCTTAACTCATTTCCAATGGGAGTCATTGATCCCGTTGACGCATCTACGGGAGCCTTTGCAGAGTTAACCACGGCGACACCTAGAGCAAGAGTGGGTACTTACCATTATTAACCTGTGTCAGAATCAAAACCGACTCCTGTTTCAAACAGGAACCGATTACTTGATCGAGAAGGGTTGTCCGGTTTCAAGCCGGATAACCTACGAGGAATATTCCCGTTTCAAACCGAAGTATTAATTAATAAAGAATGGATCAAGATTAGAGAGCCAGTGTATATAAAAAGGGCTTATTTATTAGAGAGACTTTCTTAATAAAACCCTCTATATTAGCGTCCATGAGAAGCCTTATTATCTGTATAGTTTTGGGATTCTCGTGGACGGGCTTAGACCTTACTGAACAAGGGCTTCAGCCATTTCGCTGCCGATTACATTTTCTCGTCCGATTACTGGCTCTCCTACTCCGATTCCGGTCTGCCTTTTCCCTGAAATGAACATTCGGGGAAAATAGAAAAAAGACAACAAATGTCAAAACACTCACCCCTATTTCCGACTCTGCCTATCCCTTGTGCCGTGATTAACGATGATGCCATTGTTGTCATGGCAAGTCCTCGGTTCCTTGAACTGGGTTACATAGTCGGCGAAGTATTCAAGGAACGCTGGATTGATCGATGCCTTACTTCGTCCCAGCCTGAGATGACAGTGGAGCAATGTCTCAATGGGACTCATTGGCAAATCCTCGTTAAGAAAGGAGAGGGGGAACTTATCCTTCTTTACACTGACATCTCAAAGATTATCGAGGACAAACTAAGCCAAGAGGAATTCAGTAGAACAGTTCTCCGACATGATGCTATGACGCATATTACCGCTATCAGCTTTTTCACTGAAATACAATGCCTTGGCTGGGAGCAGAAAACAGGCAAGGCAATCACTGATCTCATTGAACTCCTTGAGCATAGTTCCCTGCTAATCGGAGCAAGTCGGACAGTGGCTCAACCTGTGGTACTTAGTGAATTAGTCACCCTGTCAGTGGAAAGACTCTCCCCCTCAATCCCTGAGAACACTAAGATAATCATTGAAGGCAATGGGCAGTATGTCATCGGAGACAAAGCCCGATTAGCTCAAGTAACTCTGAACCTACTGGGCAATGCCATTAAGTTCCAACCAAAGTATGAAGGGCACTCTCCGATTGTCAAGGCGACCATTGCCACCGAGGATATCTACGACATTCCCCACGTAACAATGACTGTCGAGGATAATGGCATTGGGATTCCCGAAGAGTTCATTGAGAGGGTCTTTGAGCCTAGATACAGGTTGCATTCTACAGATCAATATTCAGGGTCAGGGTTGGGTCTAGCTATAGCGAAGCGGGTCGTACAACAACACAGTGGCGACATCTCGGTTTCAAGCATCGAAGGCGAAGGCACTAAAATTATAGTTAGGATTCCTAGAGATGGTAAACGTATTAGTCATTGAAGACGACGCAAATATGCAGACGATCATTCGCTGGATAATCGAAGAGTTCAGTGCTTCCAGTGGTATAGTCGCCTATCCCGAATTCATAACCGATGGCAGGAAGGCTTGGCGTAATCTCAGGGAGCGACCATTTGATCTGATTCTCCTTGACTTGAGCCTGCCCTTAATGACCGGGTTTGAAATACTGGAGTTGGTCCGTCCGGGCATCTACACACCCATCATCGTCTTGTCCTCTTCCAGTGAGAACTCTGACGTGGCAAAAGCCTATCTCTTAGGAGCCAACGCTTACATCCACAAATCAGGGGTAAAGAAACTAAAGACATCACTCAAAGCTACCCTCTCTTATTTTCTCGAACACTCCCTACTACCATGCCCTCTATACTAATCATTGATGACACTGCTTCCAACCTAGAAGCTCTCAGCCACAGAATCGAGAGAGCCAAGTCTAGCCACGTCATTTGTTGCGAGACTATGGAACAAGCCCACACCGCCATTGACAACTTCCCTGATATCTGGCTTGTCTTCCTAGACTTGAGGATGCCGGGAGTTGACCCCCAACATAACATCGCCAGTCTGCGGATGAGGCTCAAGGAGGTGGGCAACAACATCGCAGTGATCTACTCGATGTCAATGTTCCCCGATGAGTCTCAAGGAACCGATGGAGACCTCCCGTACAACCTCAGCACTCAGGGACTAATCTTGCCGGGAGTAGGCTCTGCACCGGATGTTACAACCGTGTTAGCTATCGCAGAGAATGCTTCCCTTCTTAAGCAATTGAAGGAGAGGATAAAACAGATCGATGAGAAGCCAACGAATCTCAGTGTTAATTCAGTGACTATCAGCCAGTTCATCTCGTGGCTAAAATTGAACCCTTGGATTCTCGGATTCCTTAGCCTATTGGTAACTTTGCAGATAGACGGGCTGATTAAGTTGCTTCAGTATGTCCGAGACAAATTAAGCGTAATAGGCTAGGATGAGGTTGTAACAACCATTTGACGGGCTTAGTATGTCTAATCGTAATAGCAAGCTCCTGAAGGGACACCATTCTCAATGGCAGTCTCAACCGACTACGGTAATCCGTATTCCCAATGAGTTCAAGGACAGCCTTCTTTCCTTGGCAAAAGACTGGGATGAACACAGCCATTTCAATCGTCCCAGTTTCTGTGTGACCCCGATAATTTCTAGGCTGACTCAGAAGGCTAGGGATTCCTTGGTTGTCAATAATCTTAATCTGGGGAGGAAAGCGGCTCACCAAGTAGCTCAACATCCCCTCTGTCCTTTCCCTTATCTCGACATGGAGCAGCAGGCTTTTCTAGCATTGACCTTAGCGGCTGACAGATTCAACCCAGACAGAGGTATTAAGTTCTCCACCTTTGCCACCCACCAACTCAAGGGCAGGCTTCTCCACTACATCAGGGATAAGGGGCAAGCCGTCAAAGTCCCTAGGAATTTCTATGAGTTGTATTTCAAAGCCATCAAAACAGACAGGGTTAGTGGATCAAAGAAGAAGACCGCCGAAGCTCTAGGAGTTGACGTGGCAGACATTGACCTTGCCGTTCAAGCCGTGGAAAACTGTGGGGCAATGAAGACAGGGGTGATAGAAAATATCGACCAGTCTTCCTTCTATTACGAGAATGGAGAACTGGTCGAATTTGGTGAACTGGAGATTAAAAGACCTAGTGGTTCCTCAATCGACAGTTGGCTTAGTCGTGGTCAGTTCGATCTTCTTGCCCTTAGAGTCGAGCTTCTTGGTATCAGCGTCAAGTTCAGACAAGCAACCAAAGGAAGCCAAGGAACTCGCTGAACTATCGGGGAGCTCTATGATCTCCCCTACTTCGTACAATCTGTCAAACGTGCAAGCAATCTCTACTTTGTATTTACGCATGGTCGCTTAGGTGGTTCCTATACCAGTTGATTTCGTGTGGCTTCAGTATAGCTGAAACCTCGCTCCAGAGTTTTACGATGTCCCGATCAGGCAATAGACCCAAGAGTTTTGTCAAGGTCATCATCAAAGAGGCATCGTGGGCAATGATAGCGTGGGAAACTGCAACGAGAAGGTCTTGGTGCTTCATGTTCATATTTTAGCTGTTTTGCTCGAAAAAAGCCCTCTGAGAATGCGCTGAGAACAACGATAGGCAATGCCCCTACGTGATTCTATCTAAGAAATCTGAGCCGACTGAGGAAG